ATTACTTCCTGTACCACCACCAATTCTATATTGTATAAACATAGTTGTATTAGCTTTAACCGTACTACCTAACGCTAAGTTATTAGAGTACTTGTAAAGATTTAAATTATATCCGTTTCTTGCGAATTCTCGTAATTGTTCATCAGCCGATTGTGTACCACCACCGAAAGTCATTTTCATAAATCCTTCAGGAGTATATTCAGTTATAAACTTATCACTTGTTGTAATATACCTACCAACTTTAATTCCAGGTTGGTCAGAAACTTTAGTGGGGTCCTCAATGAAAACTCTATCCTCAATTAATGCTTTAACCTCATACCATCTATTATCTAAACCTAAAAATTCTTGTGATGAAGGCATGTTAGCATATTGTGTGCCGTCTTTTAATAAAACACTTGTTACCCCTAAAACATTTTTTTCAGGTAGGAACATTTCAAAGAATGGTTTAACATCGTTAGGTGTCATCACTCTTTTATAAACTTTAGTAATACCATTAACAATCGTCTCTCGTTTTACAATGGTATAATTAAGTAATTTATTATTTGAATCGAAATTAGGTATTTTTAATCTATTTGGGAATCCATCTGCATTAATTGCCGACGCAAAATCAATATCGTAAACCGTTTCAAATACTTGACCCGCACCACTAACTTGTGAACCTCTTCTTAAAATACCACAATATCTTAAATCTTCTTTATCCCCAAAAGCAGGTACTGTAATCGAAAAATCGACTAAAGCAACTGAAGGTCTTTGACCCGGCACTTTTAATCCATATGTTCTTGCAATATTAAAGATTGATGACCTTTGTTGGGCGTATTGTAAAACAGTTTCCTGAATACTTCGGTCAATATTGAATTGTAAGTTATCACTAACTGCGGCGTTTAAGTCCAATAACGCTGAGAACACTGACGCATCATTAAAATTGTCAATTAACTCGGGATAGTATGTTCGGGTAAAATTAATTAACTCAGTTCTTATTGACTGAAAATCCCTTGTCGTATACGATATTTTTTTATTAGCCATATATTATTAAATATTAATGATTACGAAATCACTCTGATTAAATGCCGAATCTGTAATTATATAATCAATTTTAATTTTAGCGGTATGTTCTTTCTCACTTATACCAGGAACTCGATAAACTCTTACGTCTCCTTGGACGTAGGTTCCTTTATCTTCTTCCCCATCAGACGCGGCAGTTACACTTATTTTTGTTATAGTAATTCCTGGAATATATTCAGAAACCGAGTCTCTTATTTCCGCTTCAATATCTGAAAATGTCGGACCATCCATAGGTTCAAAAATATACTCATAAAGTCTTGTCCCAAAATCAGGTAAATAATATCTTGTACCTTTTCTAGTTAATAATAAATGAATTAAATTTGCTCTAACCTCTTGGTCACCATCTTGTGATAACGAAAGATAATTACCTTTTAAAGAATCTCTAAAAGGGAAGTTAATTCCATATGTTTTTCCTTCTGCCATATACTATAAATATAGTGTTACAATATTTTCGGTGAATAGATATAAAATAAAAAATCACGACATATGCCGTGATTTTCTTATTAGTAATTATTTTATATTAAGAACCACATTTCCTTTTTTGTGTTTTGGTTCATATGGACAATGTAAACAACCATTCCCACAACAACTACCCCTTCGTTTATGATAACTTTCCGTCATCACCATTCTACCTTGTTCCCAATAAAAATCGGTAGGTAAAAGTTTGTTTTTGGGGGTTATTTCTTTAATATGTAATCGGACAATCCAATCGTTAGATGCGTTTATATTCATTTAATTCTTCTTTCTCTGATTATAAAACGCTAACAATACTTGGTATGTTATCGTTACATTATTTCCCCACGATATTTTTACCTCACTCATTTTAAAGATTATTTTATCTCACATCCATCAGCCCCACAAGCGATTTCACCACTTAGGTTTGTTTCATCAGAATGTTCAACAACTTTAGTTAAATCAATCGAATGTAATTTTGAATAAAGTAATTCAAACTCTTCTTTTGTACAATCAGTGAATGGTGCTTGGATGTAAGAACCATTATCGTAAGGTAATACTGATAATCCATTATAGAAATCACGATTATTCCAAAACCATTCTCCCACTAACCCCCAATCTTCCGCCTTCAAACTAATTGTTGCCGATACGTTGTGCATATTTGAACCTCCTCTATGTCCTGGTCTAACCCACTCTTGAGTTACTTTTTTAACTCTTTCCAATAGTTGGAATGGACTTTCCGTTCTTAATATCGCTCCTTCAGGTGCCTTTTGCGGTACCGAAATTACTGCAGTATCGTGAGGTCTAAAGAATTCGTCTTCAACTAATTCAGGGTGAAACTTACTCAAATATTGGTAAATAGACTCATTTTTTCCAACACGAATTCTTCTGATATAATAATCGTTATGCCAAGCATGAATTCCTGAAGATGTACCTAAAGTTAATGATGTTGTTCCCGCAGGTTTTACTGTCGTAGTTCTTGCAGATTTATTAATACCAATTAATTTAGCCACTCTTTCGTTTTCTTCTTTAACAATTTTTGCCGACTCTTTCATGTTATAACCTAAAACTACTCCAGAACCGATTCCCGTCATAGAAACACCGATTAATGCGTCTTTCTCAGTTGTTCTTTTCCAAATATCTCTTAAATAATGGAAGTTAGTGTAACCCGCTTGTAATGTCCCAATAAAAGCCGCCGCTCTAACACGGTTATTTAAATCTTCTTGTGATTCAATGTCAGAAACATTTACTTCACATAAATTACAAAACTGATTAGGTCTTAGTGCGATTTCACAACAAGGGTTTGTTCCCCAATCTTTATCATTTGTAAAATAAATTCCTGGTTCACCTGCTCCTGACGCCTCAATACGTTTCCATAAATCCATGAAAAATTCTTGGGTAATTTTATGTCTTAATAACGCCGCTGAGTTATTTGCTCTACCTCTTTGTGGATTTGTTTCCCACCAATTACCTGACTTACAAGAAATCATTTCTTGGTCATCAGCACTAAACAATGAAATTAATGCCGCTCGTCTAATACCTCCTGCAAGAACTGCGTCAGCAATATGACAAACCATATCATGAACTTCAATAGGTGTTAATCTATCTCCATCTTGTTTTGATTCTAAAATTCCTTTTAATTTATGTAAACAATCTTTAAGTGGTTGAGGTCCTGGAGCTTTTCCTCCTGATGTTACAAGTTGAGCTCCTTTCTGTCTGATATCTGAGAAATCAAAATCAGGTGTTGATACTTGTTCTCCAAAATAGGATTTGAATAATACTTTAATTGCGTCCGCCCATCCTTCGATTGAGTCCCCAATTAAGTATCGTCTTTTTCTGTTCTCACTTGGTTTTCTAACTTCAGGTAATTTTTCTACGTGGTGTTTTTGTACTGAGTAACCAACACCTGTTCCACCTAACAATAGGAACATCGATTCAGAAAATGCGTCCAAGTGGTCGATTGGTAAATAAGCACAGTTATAAATTCTGTTTGGTGATATTTCAATTGGTTTTCCACCAAATTGCATTGACCTCATTGAGGGTAATACTTTCTTATCATACACCAACTTATACACCTCTTTAATCTCACTTTCAAGTGATGGGTATTTTTTAATGTGCATGTTTATGTTTCGGGTTACTAATTCTTCCCAAGTTTCACGTCTGTTTAATTCAGGTACAAATTTTGCGTACTTCATATAGACTGTTAAGTCCGATAAAATCTTTTGTGATGCGTCCATAATTCTACTAATTCTTATTTTTTTATTTTTTTGGTTATTGTTTTTCTCTTTCTTTTCTTTTATCAATCAAATCCTTGATTCGTTGTCTATTTCTTTCTTCTGTCTGTTCTTCAAGACCTAAGAATGTTACCGATGATTCTGTATCGATATCTAACATACCGTTATCAAATTTACAGTTTTCAAATACAACACCGTCATCACCAATTCTTGATTTAGTAATAGCAATTGTCGCCAATTTCATTTCTTTTTGTTGTAGTGATTTTGCCACGGAAATGATTACGTGTCCAACCTGAGCTTTCTTGATTGACCCACCCATTTGGTCTGTGGTAACTACCTCTGAAGATATTGAACTTCTGTTACCTTGAGTCGCAGTCCAACCAACTAAATCTAACTCATGACACATAGATTCAAAACCTCTCATAACCGAACCTTCTGACTTCCATTCGTCACCTAAATTTTTATCAGGCACCACACAATCAATATAATCAAGTAATACCATGTCAATCTTAATACCGTCAGCAATCATTTTTCTAATTTGTCCTTTGATTTGTAACATAGTTACGGTATCTGATGGTAATTTTTTAAGTATTAACTTATTCTCCATAGAGTCTTTAATCTCTTTGACTTTAGCCATTACTTCTTCTTTCTTCGTAGTTAACTCATCAGGATGCACTTTCGTCCATAATGTGATATGTTTTCTTTGAATAATTTTAGGGTTATCCTCAAAAAATATTTGTAGAACATTATAACCTAAATTAAATGCGTGATTTGAGATTTTAGTTAACAATGTTGACTTACCAACACCTGTTGGTGCTAATATTACACCGATTTCACCTCGTGCTAAACCACCTTTTAAGAGTCTATCAATACCTGGGATACCCATTGGTATTGGATGTCTATAATCTTCGTTTAAAACCTCATCTAAGTTGTTAAAAACGTCTTCCATACCATCTTGTCTCTCACCAACTTGTAACGCCTCTCTAACGAGTGTTTCCAAAGTATCGTAATTCTCAAACTCACCACCGTCAATTACTTTTTGAGCCTTTGTAATCGCCTTCTGTAATTCTTGTTGTTTACAGAATTTCAACGCTTTCTCTTGAACAAATTCTTGTCCATCAGTCGGAGCATCTTTAATTTTTGTTAAAGTATCTAAGACAATTTTAGACGCTAATTCTTGTTGTAGTTCTGATTTTGTAATTTGTTCTAAAGTATCAAACGTTGGTGTGTGTTCGTATTTAGAGTAATACTCCTTAACCATTTGAATAATTATCTTAAAATATTTATTTTCAAAATAATTATTCTCAATTACATCAATAATTGACCTTGAAAAGTCTTTATCAACGATGATTTGGTTTAATAATTGTATCTGAAAAGTGCTTCCTAGATAATCAAAATTTTTGTTTGACGCCATGTGTGTTTAGTATTGTTTAAAATAAATATTAGACATTAGTCGGAATTCCAAGGTACTCGTACGTTAAATTTTCTCTTGAAAAAATGTCAGTTAATTCCGAAAGTATACTTTTTATATGAGGGCGTATGTCTACGGTGTATCTTATCTTTGGCGGGAAGATTTTTGCATCCATCTGTCTATGACAAATTGTCATGTCTCCATCCTTAATAAAAATGTTAAATTTTTCAGGACCGCCAGTATTTGATGTTTCAAGCATCATTGGGTTATGTGTAATCTCGTAAGAATTCTCCAACAAATAAATTGTCGACTTCATTTTTAACTCATACTCTAAAGATTCTTTTAACTCATAAAGATACTCATATAACTCAAGCGAATTTTTCGCATCAGAGTTATAATTTCTTACGTTAAAAAATCTTTGGACAATGATGTTGTCGTTAACCATCATTAAAAATTCTAACTTTGTTATTTCTTGGTTTTTCATAATCATTATTATTTTTGTTTATAATTTTTCTTTTCTTTTCTTGTTAATTTTAAAAATGGGGTCAAGAAGTTTACCCAATTATTATCCCCTTTAGGTAAAAATTTAAAGAACCCATCTTCCATCATCATTTTAATGATATTCCTATGTCCTCTCCCATCTGGGTCTAAAGATTCTGTATAATATAATTCTACGAGTGTTTTACCTTCATCGGTAATTAATGGGTTTGATAAGTCTACAATTTTTTCATTTATTTCAAAAAATTCGTTTCCGTAAATTCCTGTTTTTGTTTTTCCCGACAGAAGATTTTTCAATACTGTATTGTCTTTATCCTCAGACAACAATCTTTCAGCCTTTGATAAAATATCGGTTATATTAACCGTTTCGTCAAGTATCTCAGGAAATAATTTAATTAAAGTTTTTTCCCCTAAATAATAAATTCCATCAATATTATCGGACTTATCTCCAGATAATATCTTATAGGTTTTTACGTTCTCATGTGGAATGGAATAGTCGTAGATTTTGATTTTATCCCCGTTCTTATACGTTTGTTTTGCCGATGGGGAATAGACACTCACCTTATCTGAAATAAGTTGTGTAAGGTCTTTATCC